CCCGCAAATACAGGATAAAGATTGCTTGCCGTGGAAGTATCGTTACTTAGCGCAGAACCACCGATAGACTTCCAAGCAGGAGAGGAGCCACTATATCCTTCGAACTGATAAGTGTCCGTGTTATACCGAATCATGCCAGTTACAGGCGATCCCGGCTGCTCTGCCGAAGTCCCCTTGCTAATCGTCAACGCGCCAGTAGAGGAGAAAGTAGAATCCGTGGTTGCGGTCAAATTGCCAGTAATTGCAATAGTTCCTGTCACAGCAAAAGAAGAGCCGTTCCAAGTCATATTGGCGGATGCGCCAAAAGATCCGCTATTGTTGAACTGAACCTGAGTATTTGATCCGGCAACTACCCCAGAACCCCCAGTTCCGGCAATTACTTGCACATTCCCGCCGCTGTCCTTGTAATACAGCTTTCCATCAGCCGTATTTATAGCAAGTTCGCCATCCGTAAGATTTCCAGCAGAAGGCACAGCACTAGCAGTTGTGCTGTAGTAAATTTGAATTGGCGTATAGCCTGACTGAGCCATTAGAAAGTACCTCCGGAGATTCCGCTGGTTATTTTACCAGTGGATGGATTTACAGTTAAAGACGAATTTACCAATTGCGGCAGATTTCCGGTAGTGGCGCTAACAAAAGACAAATACATAGTCGCATTTGTCGAATCCGCGGTAATTCCAGTATTTGTGGCATTCGTAGAAGAACCGACAGATATACCGCTCGGATCTGACCATTGAGGGGCAGAACCGCTGGAAGTCAAAATATACGTACTTGTCCCAATTCCCAGTTTGGATATGGCCGTTGATCCGCTGGCATACAGCAAATCGCCCGTCGTATATGAACTTTGCCCAGTGCCACCCAGATTTTCCGCAACCGGAGTGTTCAGGCTAAATTGCGTTCCAGTGAGCGTTAGCCCCGTTCCCGCTGAATACACCTGCGTCGCACTGATTTGGGTAAACGTGATATTCGTCGTCCCAAACGTAATAGCGCCAGTATTCGTGCATACATAAGTCTCTCCAGCGCCCGTGTTTCCAGAGGTCACATAGAAAGCATCCCCGCCACCCAAAGCATTCGGGCTTATAGGATCATAAGTATCTGCATCCGAGGCGCGTGTCAAAACCCATGCCGTAGATCCATCACCAACGGTCGTAACGACATAAACGCCATTCTCGTATCCGTTGGTCTGGTTGTAAATCAAGATTCGATCATTGACGCTTGCAACAGTACCGTCAGGGCTAAATGCCGCAAGCGTGCCAGCATTAGTCAATGTTGCGCCAACACCTGATGCGCCATTGTTGTAAGTTGCATTCAGGTTTCCCGTAGTGTTGGGAACCTCATACTTTACGGCCTGATGATAGTGAATAGACTGAACAGCTACCGTGTCCACATATTGCTTGGTAGCAAGTTCCAGATTTGTTGTCGGATCAGCAGTAACAGTGACAGAGGACAGGCCGGCCAATGAAGAGGCGGTGCCTCCCAAAGAGATCGATGTCGATCCAATCGTCACCGACGAATTGGTTAGCGATGAATTACCAATGTTTGACAGGGTGTTGCTTGCGCCGCTGATTGATACGCCATTGAGCGTGGAGAGCGTTCCCCCAAGATTCAGCGTGTCGGAACCAATAGTTACAGAACTGTTGACCAGACTGCTATTGCCAATGCTAGACAGCGTATTTGCAGACCCACTGATGGAAACACCATTCAGCGTTGACAGCGTGCCACCAAGGCTTACAGTGTCCGTTCCAATCGTGATGGAACTATTAGTCAGACTTGAGTTTGCAATGTTGCTCAAGGTATTGCTTGAGCCGCTGATCGTCTTATTGGTCAGCGTGTCAGTTGTGTCACGGCCTACAAGCGTGTCGGTGCTGGTGGGCAGCGTAAGAGTGCCAGTGTTGACAATCGTTGCAATGACAGGCGCAGTTAGCGTCTTATTTGTCAACGTCTGGGCGCCAGTCAGCGTAACAACAGTTGAATCGATGCTGATCGTCTTTGCGGTCGAGCCGTCAAATGTAGTGCCAGAGTCCAACTGCAATCCAGTGCTGACAGTCAGCGCGGCAGTTGTGGTAGCAGTAATAGTCCCAGATCCGCCCAGAGCCACAGTAATACCGTTGTATGTCACCGATGAATTGGTGAGGCTCGCATTCGCAATATTCGAAAGAGTATTGCTTGACCCAGAGATTGTCTTGTTGGTCAGCGTCTCTGCGCCGGCAAGCGTCGCCAGAGTTCCAGAAGTCGGAAGGGTTACGCTAGTTGCGCCAGTCGCGGTCAGGGCGATCGAATACGCACCAGAAGTCGTGAATTCTCCGGCCGTGCTGACATTACCGCCCAAAGTAATGGAGTAAGATCCATTATTTACCCCAGTTCCACCAGAGGCAGGATTTAATGTCCCGCCAAGAACTACCACACCGGAAGTCGCGGAAGATGGAGTCAGGCCAGTGGAGCCACCGCTAAACGTTGTTACACCACCCGCAAGAGAGAACTGACGCCAAGAACCAGCGGCATACCCATCAAACGTTTGGGTATCAGTATTGAATCGGAATTGACCGGCAGAGCCAACAGGTTCCTCGGCGGAAGTACCCTTCGGAATAAATACGCCACCCGTTCCCGGCAACACCACATTGTCCACAATGTAGATTGTTGGGTTTCCGCCGCTACCATTTCCGTTTGTCACCCCTAACTGATTGGCCGTTCCGGCGATAAGCACGGTTCCAGCGGTAGAGCCGCTTTGAATGGCTACAATGCCAGTTCCGCCCATCTGAGCAAGCGCCAAAGCAATCCCGTCAAGAGATAAGGTGGGATTTCCTGAAACGCCATCTGCGTCAGATACCGACAATCCATCTCCAGAAACGGCCAAAGAACGCGCTATAACGGTCCCTGAGCCTGTTTTGGCTATCAGACCATTGCCAGCACCTTCCAATGAGCCAGAAGCGCCATTTAGGGCGATCTGGAGGGTAGATAAAGCGCCAGCATCAGTCAGCCCTATGCCTGTACCTGCGCTTAAAGCCCTTGAATTCGGCAGGGTAAGCTCTTGATTAAGCGTCAGGAACGTCTGCGTGAGGGACGGAGATGCCGAAATTGCCGCGGTAGTGGCGCGAACGGTAACTCCGTTCTGCACCATCGGCACAATTTCCGATCCATTAAGCGGCTGGGCTGCTGGTAAATCTGTGATTTTTACATTTGGCATTACGGAGATACCTCAAGACCATCAAGATTCCCATTATTTTCAGGGGTATCATTGTTCTGTTCGGTAGAAATTACATACCCACCATATCCGGTCGCAGTCAGATCGTTAGGATTCGTGGCAACACTAACGTCAGGACGAGGATATTGCAGGGTAATCCTTTCCGTCTTTCTAGCCGGCAATCGATAAGGATCTTTTTCATCAGCACACCCTTGCCCGCATACCTTGAGGCCGGGGAAATTCGGATCAGGACGAAGATCCGCCTGCGGCCTCTTCATGCGACAGCGATCACAGATTGCAATCGCAATCGTCGTGTAGCCGCGTGTGTCGAGAAATTTTGGCATTATCGCGTGTAACAACCTATTGAAGGCGCAAAGTAAATCGGAGACTTATCACGCTCTTCCTGCTCCGCCTCAAACAGATACTTATCGGCCATTTTCTCAAGATACGATATTCGCTCGCCCTGAACTCCGGGCAATTCCAAAGCCATTCTATGCGCAAGCATGAATACAGTGGCCTCATACCATCTTTGAGGGATTTCTAGCTCATCCTGAAGCGCACCAACGTCCTGAATCTGCCTTGAATACCAAACAGTCATCTGGACAAATGGATCAGAAGGAACAGGCCACAGATAAAGCTGTGGCTGCGGAATAGTTCTGTTCACCCAAAATTGAAACGGCTGATTGGCGGTAAAGTTCTTGTTCGGAAGATTGGTGTAATCATCACGGTTCAAACGAGCCATCGTGATTTCAGTGCTGTTGTTACCAACATAAAATTCCCGAACAGATAGAGTATTTCCACCAGTCTCACGGATGCGGTAATACTGCACATTTTGGCCCGGATCGATGTCATACCAAAGCCACTCGTTATCAACCCACACGGTCTGACCGGGGTTATAAAGCGTTGACCAAGTAGAGCCGTCAATCGAATACTCAATTACAACATTGAACGTTCCGCTAACCCCCGGCAATATCCCAATGGAGCCAGCATAAATGGGATTATCAGTGCCAAAATTAACTGCTATGTTTCCATTTGCGGATGTCTGCGTGCAAATAGTGTCGATATCGTTATCGAAAGCATTTGCAATCGTTCCGCCAGCAGAAGTTGTATACCCGCCAGTTTCATTGGGGGTCGGCCTATTAAGGCGACGATACAGAACATTAAGAGCATCTACCGAACCAAGCGGAAGATCGTAAATGTATTTATTGGCCTGAAGACCAATCACCTTCTTATTGATTGCCCAATATTGAATGCCAATATTGATAAGACGAGAAAGTAGAAAGAAAAGGCTTTCTCTAGCAGATACCTGCTGCTCTGAAGTAAGTTCTTCCGCTAGTTTCCCGCAGCGTCTAGCGCCATGATCAATCAGTTGCTGGACATTTATTACGGTAGTCCCAACTGTTCCAGAAGTAGCCATTTACCATCCTTTCACCAGCCGGGGCAGTTCCACCTTTTCATAGACGCTCTGGACCTGCTCCCGCGCTCACTTTTTCTCGCAACAGGCTCCATTCTCGCACAGAAGGAATCACGACGCGGACCACCTTGTGGCTGCGGAGCTTTAAGATTGCTTCCAGTCTCGCGGTTATATTTTTCGCGGCCTTTTGCCGTCAAACCAGCACCACGGCTTACCGGCATCTTTTCGCCACGACCAACCGAAAGATTGACATTCCCGCCCTTAGCTTTCTTTTCAGGAAGCTTTCCGTAGGACTTTTTACCAACGTTACTTTCAGTATATTCAGCAGCAACGCTTGGCTTGATTCCAACCTTTTGAGCAAACTTCGGACTATGAGCCGCAGCCTGCATCAGTCGAAATTGAGATTTAGATTTTGCCGGCATCATGCCACCTGCAACATGCAAGAAATGATAGAGGGAATTGCAGGATATGCAGGAGAAACGCTGGCAGGCAAACTTTCAATAGTGATGCTGATATCAGTAGGAATCCAGTAAATTTCCACATAATCATTTGCATCCATATCAAGCATGAATGTCAAAGATACTACGTTATAACCAAAAATTTCAGCGCTTTTTCTTGCCGGAATTGTGTACTGCGTTGCAGAGTTTGGAAGATCGCTGCCGTTGATTTTTAACCATACAGTTGCATCATGTTGAGCATTATCAACATTCTTGAACTGAATACTGAACTGCAGATTGTATATTCCGTCAGAGGGAACAGTAATTTTGGTGTTGTCAGCCAAAATAATGCTGTCTAAAACATCAACGGTATCAAATGTGATTGCTGTTCCTGCGCTTATATTTCCAGTTTGATCTGTGGTATCGCTAAACGCTCCATATGCGGAATCATATGCGCGAATGACATCAATGGTTGCCTTTACATTAGCGCCAGATTGAACAAGAGGAATTACCTCTGTTCCATCAAGAGTTGCCGCATTCGGCATCGCTGAAATTTTTTGATCAGACATTACGATTTCTCCAGAATTATTTTGCTATCGTCTTCCTGCAAGACATACCCCGGATCCGTCTCGTCCGCGATGTATAGTATAACTACGGGAGTAGCCCCATACGTATCAACAACTCCATCATCACCCACGTCAAGGCCAAAATCAGTGCCACCGATAATGTTCTGAGCCGACACATCTAGCGCGAAACCGTCGCTAGTATTTGCCTGATCAGATACTCCACCATACCCAACAGGCATGATTAAATGCCAGCTTGAATAAGATTTAGAGTAGCGGTGCCATCACCAGAATTCACCAGCAGCTTGATACCAGTAACAGGGAAAGCATAATTGCCATCCTGATTGGTACTCTCTCCAGTAATCGTAGGATGAGAAAACCAAGTGGTAAAACCAACCGCTGGATCATCAAAAGTATGCTGCACCGTATAGTCAACAGTGCCATCGACAACGACACCAAAACCGACATTAAACGGCGTGACATTTGTATTCATGACCAAAGCGGCGCTAGAGCCAGTTCCAGTCTTAGAAACGGTTTGAAGTTTCATTTTATTACCTCAATAAAAAGCAGGGGCCGAAGCCCCCACTTTAAGCACAGCCGCCTTTTTTCCGAAGGCGAAGATTTTTCATAAAGTTCTCACTTCCCTTTTGCTCATTTTTGAGCTGTCGGTCGTAAGTCTCACGAAGCCTCTTCATTTCTTCCGGTGTTGGCATAGAATCATCAACGTTAGTTGTGAACTTTTCCTTTTCAACGCTAACCATCTTAGGTGCGCTGCCGCCTTGATTGTATTTTTTAACGCTACCGCCTTTTTTGAACGTTCCAGAAAGACGATTAATACTCACAGGCGATGAAGGCTTTTTACGGCCTTGCGGCATATCGACAGCGTGACCCGAATCATTCATAGATCCGCTGTCAACAGGCTTTTTTACAGCACCACCTTTCTTGTAGCCACCTTGACCTTTAACGACGCCTCCGGTCTTGTAACCACCTTGACCTTTGACAACGCCACCAGTCTTCAGCCCTTTATGCGCTTTTGATGCCGGCATGGATTTATGCTTTTCAAGCTTTTTCTCCATACCTTTCATTTCGCGCATTTCCTTGGCGTGTTCCGCCTTGGACTCCATCTCACCGCCTTTTTTGGCCATGACAGGAGCAGCCATACCGCGACGACCCATCATCGCACGCCGACGAGCGGCAAGCGACGGACGGGCAGGAGCTGCCGCGGCAACCGGAGCTACAGGACGACGAACAGCAGGGGAAGCATCAAGACCACCCATCACGCCACCCATCTGCTTCTTGACGGGCTTTTTAACGTGACCGCCCTTTTTGAGCTTAAGCTCAACAGACGGCTCGGTGGTCATCATTTTCACCATCGGCTTAAATTGTCCCATGATGATCCCCTTACGGTGCCGGTGAACGATAGACGATAGTCACACGAGCCGCGCCAGCAGTCGCCGCAGTTCCAGTCTGAGCATAAGTCGCCAAAACAGGAACTTCAGAACTGCCAACATCAGCCCAAGCACTATACACGCCAGTCGAGGCTACACTCGCACGACCGGCCGAGCCAACCCCAGTAGCAGCAGCATAAGCCGCAGCGGTACCAGACTTGCCAACAGCAATCGTATTCGTGGTCGCCGCGTTAAAAGCGGTCGTCACATCGATGTTGATATTAACAATTTGAGCATTCGCGGGAATCGTCCCAATCGTAACCGCCGAGCTATCGGTATAAGCAATAGTGCCGGTAACGGCAGAGAGAACACCGCCAATGTTTGTCACTTGATTACCCATTTCAGGATCTCCTTTTCAAAGGGGGCCGAAGCCCCCTTCTTGGTTAAACGCCCGGAGTCCCGTAAGCAGCGCGAGGATCCGTGAAGCCAACATCGTAACGCTCCGTTGCCTTGTAGCGCATGGAGTCAGTCTCGAAGTCACCTTCCATCGTCTTCTCAAGCTTACGACGCATCAACAGCTTCAGACCTTCCGGCGCATCCGTTTGCACCCACCACGCAGTGGCGGAGGTCAGACGCGACAGAACAGCAGCGCCTTCGTCCAGCAGCCCAATCGATTTGATCGGGTTGATGTCGTTGTTGGCGTTGCCGGCACGCAGGACGGACTTCAGCAGAACTTCCGCTTGGAACACGTTGCCCGGAGC